TAACCAAATAGCAATAAATAAAATAGGAAGTACAACAGCACTTAACACAAAAGCCTTTGAAGTATATACAGAACAAATAAGAGTATGGGCTATGACTGACTTGGGTATCAGACTAATGCTTCCAAATGAATACGAGTAATTTCTATTATATAATATGGAAACAGAACAAAAGAGGACACAGGAAGGTAAAAAGAAGCTACTAGCTGCACTAGAAACTTCACTAGGTATAGTAACTGAAGCTTGTGAGAAAGCAGAGGTAACAAGAAGCCGACATTATGCTTGGATGAATGAAGATGAAGAATACAAGAACGCAGTAGATAATATTGATAGTAAGTTTATTGACTTTGCTGAAACAAGTCTAAAGAAACAAATCAAGGAAGGTAATACAACAGCTACAACTTTCTTCCTAAGAACAAGAGGACGTAAGCGTGGTTATAATGAGAAGCAAGAAATAGATTTAACTTCAGGAGATGAAAGAATTAAAATAAATATAAATCTTGGAGATTAATCCTGAATTTACACCTAAACAAAAAGAGTGCTTAAAGTATCTATTAGACAATAAGACTAAAGAGGTTTTATTTGGAGGAGCAGCAGGAGGAGGTAAGTCTTGGGTAGGTTGTAGCTACTTAATTACTATGTGCCTAACATATCCAAAGACTAGGTACTTAATGGGAAGGTCAAAGTTAGATGCTTTAAAAAAGACTACACTAAATACATTCTTTGAAGTATGCACCGAGTGGAACTTAAAAGCTATTAAAGACTACACGTTTAATGGTTCAAGTAATGTGATAACCTTTTACAATGGTTCTGAGATAATACTAAAGGACTTGTTCTTATACCCTTCAGACAGAAACTTTGATAGTCTAGGTTCACTAGAAATAACAGGAGCTTTCATAGATGAGGCTAATCAGATTACTGAAAAGGCTAAGAACGTAGTAGCATCAAGACTAAGATATAAGTTAGATGAGAACGGCTTAATACCTAAGATGCTTATGACTTGCAACCCTGCTAAGAATTGGGTTTATTCAGAGTATTACAGACCTGCACAAGACAATACAATAAAACCTTACAGAAAGTTTATTCAGTCTTTAGTGGTGGATAACAACTACATCTCTAAGCACTATGAAACTCAGCTATCTCAATTAGATGAACTAAGTAAGCAAAGACTTCTATTTGGTAATTGGGAGTATGACGCAACTGATGACAGCCTTATAGATTACAATTCTATTATGGGAATGTTTAGTCAAAAAGGAATAACAGGAGAAAAGTATATCAGTTGTGATGTTGCACGATTTGGAAGCGATAAGACAGTTATAATGTTATGGGAAGGCTTACACCTTACTTATGTGAGAACTATCCTTAAATCGGCTGTAAATGATGTTGTGGACGAGATTAAGAAACTACAACAAGAAAATCAAGTAGCTTTAAGGAATATCATAGTAGATGAGGATGGAGTTGGTGGTGGAGTTAAAGATTACTTACGTTGTCAAGGATTTACAAATAATGCTAGAGCTTTAAAAGGAGAGAACTATCAGAACTTAAAGACTCAATGTTATTACAAGTTAGCAGATGAAATAAACAAAGGACAAATTGGTATAAGTTGTTCAGACGTTAATACTAAGAATACAATAACAGAAGAACTAGAACAAGTAAGAATGAAAGATGCAGATAAAGATAACAAACTACAGATAATTCCTAAAGATACTGTCAAATCAATTCTTGGACGTTCTCCTGATTATGCTGACGCTTTAGCTATGAGAATGTTTTATGAGATAGATAGTAACTTCGGAAGGTATTTTGTGCAGTAAAAAAATCGTTAAACTAAAAACAATAAATTTCTATTATATAGTGTATGAAAGTTAAAATTAAAAAAGGAAGTAAATCAAAAGAGTTCAATTTAATCAATAGTTGGTCGGATGTTACGTTGGAAACTTGGCTAAAACTTATTGACTTTGAAACAGGAACAAAGACAGAAGAAGCTACAGAAACAATAGCAGCACTTTCTGACATTCCTAAGCAGTTAGTAAAGGAGTTATCCTTATCAGATGTAGCTGTTATAATGAGTAAGATAGGCGAGCTACAAGCTAAGCAAGATACTAAGCTAAAAAGGATAATAGAAGTAAATGGTGTTGAGTACGGATATCATCCACAACTTTCAGAAATTACATTAGGTGAGTATGCAGACATAGAGCAGTTTATTAAGAACGGAATAGAAAATAATTTACCTGAATTAATGGCAGTTCTTTACAGACCTATTAAAGAAAAGAAAAATGATATTTATATTATAGACTCCTATGATGGAGATATACGACTCAGAGCAGAAGAGATAAAACAGATGTCAGCAGAACAAGTGCAAAGTGCATTGGTTTTTTTTTACAATTTCGTGAAGGAGTTGTCGCTGATTTTGCCATCATATTTGATGGAGAAGCAGAAGGAAATGAAACAGCAATAGCAACTGAAGATTTTGCTAGCAAGTGGGGATGGTTCGGAGTTATGCACAGATTGTGTGGAGAGGATATAAGTAAATTAGAAAGTATTACAAAGCTAAGTCTTTTAGAATGCTTGACCTGGCTAAGTTATGAAACAGATTTGAACTCACAAAATAAAGTAAAGTAAATGGTTAATAATAAGACATATAATAACGTAGTAAATACTCTTCTTAGATTAGGTGAGTATCACAAGCAAATTGAATCTACTTCTGTAGGAAATATATTTGACATCAATCTTGAAAAGATGCAGAAATTTCCCTTACTACATATTAACCCTACAAACGTAGTAACTGGAGAAAGTCAATTGACCTATAACTTTCAGATCTTTATTATGGACATGGTAACAGAAAAGGATAACTGGACTAAGAACTTTACAAACGCTAACTTTCCTAAATTAGTAAAAACTTTAACTAATGAGCAAGATGTATTTAATGAAACTTTACAAATTGTAACTGACTTCATTGGAATGCTTAGACACAGTACAAGACAATCATTAGCAGGAGTTGATGATATTAATTTCCCTTTATACTTTACGGAAGATCAATTTACTATTGAGCCTTTTGAAGAAAGATTCGATAATCTTTGTTGCGGATATGTATTTAATATTGGTATCTTAGTTATGAATGACTTTCAGACTTGTGAAATTCCAGTAGATACTAATGGAGCAGGATATTAATGAAATGGAAGTTAAAATGGCTAACAGTAGAAATAGGATGGAAAAAATTTAAAATAACAATTAATTTATAAAAATATGGCAGACTTAGTAACGACAATATCAGAAACAGTAACACTTAATGGAAGCCTTAGAGGCTCAGTTAATTCTTTAACTACAGCAGGAGTTAATGACGTATTTGAAAGGATAGTAACCTGTACGGCATCAGTAACTACAACAGTAGCAGTATTCGATACGCTACCATCAACATCAGCAGGAGCTATTGATGTAGATAGGACTAGATACGTTCGAGTAACAAACTTGGAAACGGCAGTAGATATTGAGCTAGCGGTACAGACTACTACATCAAGTTATACAGTAACAGTAAGAGCAGGAGGTTCTCACGTTCTATATTCAGGTGATGTAATTGCTTTAGGTCAAGTAGGCGCTCCTTCTTTTGGAACTATGTTAAACTTAGCTTCTTTACAAGTAAAACCTACAACAGCGGTTACTGCTAGAGTTGAAGTATTTGTTGGAGTAGAATAGTGAAAACTAAAAATATAGAAAGGTACTTAGAAAGCTTTGGGAAACAGGTAGTAAAAGATTCAAGAGATCTATTGCAAAATGCAAAAGGAAGTACTTCTTTAGGTAATTCAATTAGATTTACAGTAACAAAAGAAGAAGGTGGTTTTTCTACAAAGTTCTACATGGAAGAATATGGACAGTTTTTAGATAAAGGAGTATCTGGAAATAAAGTAAAACAATCATATATAAACTATGATGGTCAAAAGAAATCAAGTCCAGGAAAAGGATATACAACCAAAGGTCCGCCAATTGATATATTATCTAAATGGATTAAAAAAAAAGGAATAAAACCAAAAGGATTTAAAAGAGGAAGGTCAAAAGATACAGGGCAATTTGTTTCAGGGTTTGCTTTTTTAATAAGTAGGAAAATAAAAAGAGAAGGAATTAAGAGTCTAAGCTTTTTTCAGAAACCTTTAGGATTACAATTTAAAAAGTTAGAAAAAGATTTTCTTAAAATATTAACGTTAGATATAAGAAATAATCTTGTAGAATTTTATAGACCAAAATAATTAAATAATGGCAACAATAATAGAACAAAAAACTTTATTCGATACTTTAACAGCAGGAGAGAATGTAATTTTTGCAGTATCTAATACTAATATAGTTTCAACTTTTACAGATGTAAAATTTATTGCTACAGTACATATAAGCAACCAAATCCCTAACCCATCAGTATTAACAGATGTAGTAGGTACTTTTAAAACTACCCCTAACAATGCAGGAGTAGGAATGTTCAACTTTAGTCCTATAGTAGAAAGTTTTGTTAGTTCTGATAACTTAGCAAGGAAAGACAGTACATATAAAGGAGTGTTAAATGGAACAGATAATAACGTGCCTATGCATTTAATTGATAAATTCTCAGGAAATATTAATACTATGAGATACTTAGTCATAAAGTTTACTGTACAATACAACGATGGCACAGGAAGTATTATTGAAAATACTACAGGAGATATTTCTTTACCTATGAAATTAATAAATGGGTATCTTAAATACACTGATGAGTTAGATTTAAACGGTGTTAATTTTGGCTACAATATTCTTAATAAATTTTCCTTTTCAAATACTCAAGAAAGAAAGTTTTTGACTAATGCTCCTTTAATACAATACGCTAATATAAATGATTACGGAACTGTAGGGCTATTAATGTCAAATCCTTTTTTTCCAGGTTTAGGATCAGCAGGTGCATACGGTATAAGGTATAAGTATTATGACGATTCAGACGTTCTTCTAAATTCTGAAGATATTCAACAATCAAGTAACGGTGGCTTTAAATATCCTCAATCTATTATAGACGCTCAAATACTTTATGCAGGAGTCTTTCCTGCTAACTTATCTAACTGGAGTACTATATTTAACGTTAATATAACAAAATTATCATATTACACTTTTCAAGTCATAGGGTCTACTGGTACTGTTATGTCATCTTTATATAGGATGAATATTAACTGTCCTAAC